CTTTAACAATCATGAAGCAACTGTAAAAGCAGATAATATTAAAAAACAATACTGTAAAGATAATAATATTAAATACTGTGAGATTAATTGTACATCAAGAAAAGGGGAAGATATAATAGAGAAATTAAAAACATATATAAATATAAGTTTATCAGATGAAGAATTACAATTATGTATTTGGGAAAGTTCACACAATGTAAATGAGATAGATGTTGAAACGGTTAGAAACTTACACAACTGTTTTTGGAATAGTGGAGAGATAGCAGAGTATTTAAATACTACAGAGGGTAAAGTAAAGGGTGTATTAGATTATAATAACATGAGACATAAAGGAAATTATTCTTTTAATGGTGGATTAATAAATTTAGTCACTGGTGAGCTATATGGAAATCTATACCAATTAGTACTAGAAGGTTACGTGCCATATTCAGAAAAAGGTAGTAGAAAAATTAAAAAAGGAAAACCTATTGAATATAAAAATCAAAACCTATGTATCGTTAAAAGAACCGACCTATTATTAGATTCAGATAAATCACATTTAAAGAAAGTATATAATGAAGCTATGAAACAATTGAACGAAAACAAAGAAAATCCGTTTGAAAAATACATTAATTGCAATGTTGATGATTTGATAGATAACGCTGATGATCAACAAGAATTAATTTTACACTTAGATAACTTACCAAAAGAATATTGTATAGAAAATGGTGTTATTTTAAAGAAATAAAAAATAATTTGTAAAGTTGGGGAAAATAGGGGACATAAATAGATAGTTATGCCCTATATATAATAGGGGGGTATTAATAGTGTGTCTAATTTTAAATGACTAACTATTTTACCCCTCTATATAAGTAGTTATAACTTAATAAAGCACCGCAAGGTGCTAAAGATATACATAAAAGTTATTAATAATTATAACTTACCAATTCCAAATAAATAAACGCCTCAATATACAAGAATGAGGTTGATTAAAATGAAACATAGATGTGAAGAGTGTAATGGTCACATTAGATATGATAAAGAAGAACAAGAATACAGATGTGAGAATTGTGGATCAATAACTGATATTAATGGAGAAATTAGTTACAATACTATGATGTTATATGATGTTTAGGCAATGTTCGATCTGTAGAAAGAAAATTCCTTTTAATGAGAAATGTGAATGTGAAATTAAAGAAAATAAAAACAATCATAATGAATGGTTTAATAATTATTATGAAACTAACAAAGAAGAATTAAAAAAAATAAATAATGCTAAATGGAAAAAAACAAGAAAAATGATAATCAATCGTGATGGTGGTTATTGTCAAAGATGTTTTATTAAATATAATGTATTTATAACAGATAATTTACAAGTACACCACATTAAACCACGTAGTAGTTTTCCTGAATTAATATATACACCAAGTAACTTAGTTACTATATGTAAAAGATGTAACTTAGAATTAGGAACACAAACAGAATTAGATTTTGAGTTTAAACCACGAAGCAATGACTATCATATAAGATAAGGAGGATATATACAAATGGCAAAGCAAAAAATGCCGGCTTATCTAAAGTTGGAAAATAAAAGTCATCACCACAATCAAGATGAATTGAAACGTATGATCAATGAAGAAAAGAAATTACGTGGAGATAATGATATGGTAGAAGAACCACCAGAAACGTTAAGTGATTTGGGTAAAGCATATTATACTTTTATTGTAACTGAATTAGTTAAACGTGATGTATTATCCAACTTAGATATACCGATAGTTGAACAAGCAGCAGATTGTTTAGATAAGATGCAACAATTAGATGAGGTTTTAAATAAAGAAGGAATGTTTATAGAAGCTCGTGATTCAAGAGGTAACGAGTTTATTAAAGAACATCCTGCAGTTAAAACTAAACAAACTTATTTAAATCAGTTTAGATATGTAGCAGGACAATTAGGAATGTCGCCAGCGTCACGTGCGCAAATGGCACAAGCCAATGTTGAAGCTAAGCAAGAAGAAGCTAAACCGATCAATAAATTGATGGAATTAAAAAATAAAAATAAAGGTGTAGGTTAACTTTACATTTTTATTATAATTTGGTATATTATATACATGGTTTAAATTATGAGATGAAATATATGAATCTTGAGGAGGATTTATAAAATGAGTGAGTATTTAAAACGAACTGAAGAAAGTATTACAGCATATTCTATTAGGTTATATAAGAATAGAAAAAATTACGGTTTAACATTCCAAGAATGTGGAGATTTATTAAACGAAGTCTCAGGAGAAAATTTCTCCGAAGCTAAATGGCGTAGACCTGTTGAAGGATATTTAAAAGTTAATTCTTATATGGAAGAAGAAAATCCTACTGGTGTAAGTAGTGATGTGTTGGAAGAAATTGAATTAGAAAAAATTGAATTACAAAAACAACAAATCCGCATGAGAGATCAAAAGAGAGAGCTTAACGCTATTATTCGCAGACAAGCAAGACTTGAAAGTTTAGAAGATTACTTCAAAGAAGTCACTGAGAATTTTGAAGGTGTTAGTTTACCTAAGACAAAATCTAATGTGAACGATAAAAAAGAAGCTGCTATCTTAATTTCTGACTGGCATATTGGTATGAAATTCGATGGTAGGTTTAACACTTTTAATCATGGAGTAGCGGAACAGAGAATTGCTAAAGTTAAAGATAAAACATTAGACACAGTTAGAAAAGAAAATATTGATACGTTACACATTGCCAATTTAGGCGATATGATTTCAGGAGGTATTCACGTTTCAACTCGTGTGCAAGCTGAAGAAGATGTTATTCAACAAGTTATTCGAGTTAGTGAATATTTAAAACAGTTTATTAAAACGTTTTTAGATGAAGGTGTCCAAGTTGAGTATTATAACATAATTGGGAATCACGGACGCTACCAAAGTAACAAATCAGAAGTTGCAGGAATTGAAGAAAACTTTGAAAAACTTATTTTAACTATTTTAGATACCGCGTTTTCTAACTATAGTAATTATAATTCTACAGGTTGTCGAGATGGTATTATTGAAGTAGAAATCGTAGAACAGAAAATTATACTCTGCCACGGAGATTACGATAAGTCAACTAATGCCGCTTTAAGATTACCACAGTTATTTGCTTATGTCCCAAACTATATTATTTCTGGACATATACACCACAGCACAAGCAAAGATTTCGGAGTAACAGAACATATTGTAAATCCGAGTTTAATTGGTGCAGATGATTACGCTACTGGTGGTAGATTTGGTGGCAAGCCTGGACAAAAATTAATATTGTTTAATGAAACTGATATAGAAAGTATTACAACAATTAAATTATAATATATAGTGTCTTTTAAATGTTTTTTCCACTTTAAAACAATAAACATTTCTTTATCGATAGACTGGTTTTTTATTCGCATTTTTCCAGTATAAACAATAAATGTGAGATACATAATAAAACGAGGATTTGATGAAAGACCTGAGTATACGAAAAACTGGAATTTGTTCGTACGGCAAATTACCACGCTCCTAAGTTACAGGTTAAAGGGAGATTTTACATAATGATTAAGCTCATTCCTTACGTGGGTGTGAGCAATTACATAATAAAATTTGTATTTTAATATATACAAAACACAACATATAGTATTTAGATTTATATACATACACTATATGTAGTATGTCGAGGACTTTCCATACTTTTGGAATAGCATTTTGACCGTTATAGTTACGGACAATGGGTGTCGGAACGCACCCTTTTTACATATCACTTTAATTAGTGAATGTATTCATCTCATACAAACATCCTCTTTTCCTAGCGATGTTATATCGTTAGGAAAAATACATAATTGTTATATAACAGATAACAATTTAAATTCCTTTAGTGATAGTATTTATTGATTGTAAGTTATGTGAGCGAGTCGGGTGGGATCGACTCGTTTTTATTTTGTTTTATTATACATATTAAGTATTACATTGAGTTATATTGATAAAAAGGAAGTGGTTAAAATAGAGCAAAGTGAATATATTTTAAATCACCCTGCTTATAAATATGCTATAGATGTTGTTAACGGAGATTCCCAAGCTGGAGAATATGTCGTTAAAGAATGTAAGAAGTTTTTAAAAGATTTAGAAGATGAAGATTGCAAGTATTTTTTAAATATTGAGGATTTACAGTTGATTGATGAATTTTTAAAACTTGTTAAAATGGCAGATGGTCATAGAGTTGGAATGACAGCATATGATTCATTAGCACCATTCCAATGGTATTTCTTAGCAAATACATTGGCATGGAAACATAAAACAAATCCAAATAAAAGAAGATATCAAAAATCAGTGTTGTTAATAGCCAGAAAAAATGGTAAGACTTTCTTGGTGGCACTTATTTTTATATTACTTTTATTAATGGAACCTGACTTTTCAGAGTTCTATTCAGTAGCACC